TTATAACTTTATCAATTTGACAAATTTATTGAATAAAAAATTTAGTATAAATGTAGCTAATAAGCACGCCGCTACATATAGATATTTATTATCAAAAAAAACGGTTTGCTTAAAATACATCATAGGTATTCTTTGCAAAATATACAAACCGAAAAGATTAACACCAACATATTCCAAAAAACTATTTTTTAATTTCATGTGCATCGTCGCAAGCACTATAACTAAGCAAAATGATACTTCGTATATTACTCTATAAATCAATGATTTTGACAACAAGCAAGATACTATACAAATGGACATTCCACCTACTATTGCAATAGCATAGTTTGTATTATTTTTTAAACAATCAATGATTTTTCAATGATTTTTTCCTTATATACACTAAACATCATACCAAGCGGATAGCATAATATAGTATCAAAACAATACCATGGCCGATATTTACTTAATACAAGCATATAATTCAGACATAGCGATCCCATCAAAACGAGAAATGCTGCTTTGTCCGTTTTTTTACCGGTTACTCTTGCACAAATGTAAGAAAATAAATAGCAACAAATAATGCACGTAATATACCAATTACTATTGCCTATACCACCCCATGTTGTTAATGCTAATGCATACTGCTTAAAACTGATATGCCTACCTAGGATATATTGTGTTATTAAGAAAAGTGTTACAGCAATATCAAAATTAATCAGTAATTTTAAAACTCTATTACTAAGAAAATTTGACATATAGTTACTTTTATTCGTAATTGATTCCATCACACCATAACCGGAAAAAAACAAGAAAGCTACAACTACGGTTTGCCCCATTACCGAACGTAGCAAAAAATACTGCTGATCCAAGCTATTATTAAAGCAAAAAATATTGTCATCTTACACTTTATCCACCTTATAATTTTATAATTTCATCATAAATTCTCTGACAGTTATTTCTATCATTAAATGCAAAAAACTTATCAATTCGTTTACGATAGACATCCTTTAACTGACAGTCATTTTGGATGTACTCGATTATTCTCTTTGCTGTATCCTCCAAGTTATATTCTACTTCTCCAAAACCATCTCGCTCATAGTCAAAATACCCTTGGTCATAAACTTGCCCGCGGAAAAATTCTTCCTTATCAAAATGAGTATACATTACAGGCTTACGCAGATAGGCAAAATCAAAAGCTACAGATGAATAGTCTGTCAGTACTAAAGCACTCTCACCAAATATATCTCTATACTTTGTATCAATATGACAGAATTCAACCAACTCATTTTTGCTAAAACTATCAACATAGGGAATAACTCTTGGGTGAGGCATAAATTTAATTTTATAACCATATTTCTTGGCACAAGCAAGCAACTCCGGATGGCTGATTAAATCATTGTAGAACTTAAAGTAATCTGATTCAAAAAATGCATCATTATAATTATCTTTACCCGTAATGGCATAATCACCTGCATTTGTTAAACTTGCTCTCCAAGTTGGCATGATAGTAATAATTTTTTTACGTTTATTTTCCAAGCGATCATAACGTGCAAATCCTGTCAGTTTAACTACATTATCATCATAAAAATAATTTCCTTCCAAAATAGAATTATACTCCGCTTTTCCAGCTGTAATAAATAAGTCTAAATTTTTGCTATATTTGTTAAGCCATCCAGATATGTCATCTTTAGTTATTCCGTGCTGTAAAAAAATCCTCTTTTGATACCAAAGGATGTCTTTAATATACTTTCTTCCCCAAAAAGGACAAAATACATAATCATCTCCAGCGGAAGATATAATTTTTGTAGCAAACAAATGCATAAGACGATGTTTTAAAGAATAATGATCTAATACCTTTCCATATTGTTTTACGACCGCATTATCTGCACTATCCTTTTTTATTACAAAGTAAGTATTTTTATGCAATTTATTATCATGTAAAAATTTTAAGAAAGCTTCACCATTATCATCCGCCTTATTAATACGATCAGATATAAGCCAAATATCTCTAGGCATAAATGGTTTAAGTAAAAAATAAGCAAATCGCAAAGCAGCAATCTTCTTAGCTCCCAGTTTTTTACACCGTACTAATTCAATTAAGTACAAGGCTTCTTTTATTATTTTTGTAAAAGATGCGGCTTTTCTAATGCATAATGAATTGTTTTCTATAGTAAGAACAAATTCGTCTATAATAACATACGGATACTTTAATGAAGCTTCTATAGGGAAATGGTTTTTTGTACTTATTTTTTCGCATTTTACTACATTATTTCCAATTCTAATTATAAAATTCAACTTATTATCTTCTTTCAGTGATTTTTTAGGAATAATAGTTGTAAAATTCACTTCATAAAGGCTTTGTTCATTCAAAACCTGTCCTATATTTGTTTTTTGCTTATGAATAACACTTGCAAATGCATTTTCATCACATACAATATCTATAGCAACTTTTTCTAATTCGTATAAAGAAAATAATCTTCCTTTAATTATGAAATTCTCCTTGGTTACTTCACAAAAATCTAAACATATGCCACGTTTATTCAAATCTTCTAAAAATATGTTTTTTATAAACACGGATACATTATTACTTCCTAAAAATTTGATATGTATTTTATCATTGTACTTCTTTTTTAATAAAAATACTTTATGCTCTATATGAATGTTTTTTTGCTTTAATATAACATCATCATCTAAATCCCTAGAAATTACAGTCAACAATTCATAGAATGATTTCTGCTCTGTTTCGTCTAAAACAGTATTGACTTTGTTTACGTCTATTAATAAATACCATTGGAGATAATACGCTATTGTATATTGCACAAATTTAGGTATATATCCTAAATTATTTTTACACTCAACAAGCTGTTTGTACATAAAATTTTGCAAGCACGGAACATACCAATTTTTATTTCCCGTACTATTTTGCACAGCTGAATTACCAGTCGGACGTCTTCTATATAAATATTTGCATTCATTCACAACACCTATGGTTTGTTTTTTTTGCAAAATTGATAATAACAACTTGGCATCTTCACAGTAGGATAGTTTTTCATCAAATTCACTTACATCATTCCTTTTTAAAAAAGTGGACGATGTGCTCAACGTAATACAATTGTATTCTCTCGTTAAATCAATAACCCTAGTTCCTTTAGAAAATTTATAGTTTAAAACATGTCCACCAGATTTAGCATCAAAAAAAATCATTGGAATGGTAACGGCATCAATGTAATTAAAATTTTTTTCAAAAAACTCCCCAACTATTCTTAACGTATTAAGAGTAATTTTATCATCACTATCTAAAAAATTAACATACTTACCTTCTACATATTTCAATCCTTCATTACGAGCTAAAGATACACCACCATTTTCCTTATGAACAACAACTATATTATTAGGATATTTAGCTTGGTAAAGATCACATATCTTTCCGGAACTATCCTTGGAGCCATCATTTACCAAAATAAGCTGAACATTCTCTTCAAAACCAATATCCTGTTTTAAAACGCTCTCTATAGCTTCCGTTAAAAACTGCTCAACATTATAAACCGCCATTACAATAGAAAATTTAAATTTATACATTCGCACCATTTCCTTTCCATCCAACATAACGTATAATTAAGTGGCGCAAATCAATGTATTGCATAAGAATTATGCGTCTAAAACTACTTATGCAAAACTATTGATATTACCTTTTTATTGTATCATAAATCAGGGGTGTTTGCTATCCCCCGAAACGCCTATATTTTCAAGGTTGTTCAATATATAATGCTATGCAAAACCTCGAAAATACGGGGCAATTAGTAACAAATAAGTAACACAAAAATTAGCCCATCAGGGCGTTTACTGCTGCCTGAACTGCGCTGTAATCATACCCCGCCGCAATCAGCTTTTTCTTGCGTTCCTCACCGTTGCCCCACTTCCCGGCAACCACTTCACGGGCGATTTCCTGAACGGATTTCTTCACCGTGACCGCTGTTCCCTGTTCCGTGGTAATGAAGGTATCAAACCCGGCTGCTTTCAGCTTTGCTGCCATAGCAACCGCATTTTCCTTCTTACTGTATGCACCAACCTGAATTTTGTAATAGCCGCCCGCCTGAACCATGTAGGTATCAAAGCCCGCCGCCTTTACCTTTTCAAGCTGTGCATCAGCGTTTGCTTTCTTTGTATATGCCCCGGTCTGCACACGGTACAGAGTGCCGGAAGGATTGGAAGCCGTACCGCCTAACTTTGCCGTTACCTTTGCGGCAAGATCGCCCAAACGGTTATACAGCCAATCGCCCGGACAACTCTTGTTTGCAAACCATCTATGCACGGTGATAATCATTTCATCCGCTGCCGGGTTGTATGCAAGGGTTTTTTCCTTATCGGCAAACCAAAGCAGTTTAGTTTTCCCGTAACGCTTGCAAATATCAGTGCAAAGGTCAATCAGGCTTGCATATACCGCATCCGTCATTGCATACGGTTCAGTTTTATCAGAAGCGCATTCAATCGTGATTGCCCGCTGATCGTTGGCATTGCTGGAAGAACACCAAGAACGGTTGTCCTCGTCAACGCAAAGGGCAATACGCCCATCCTTGCCAATGCCATAATTGCAGCTTGCGCCCCTTCCTGCTGGGAAGCAGTCACAAATAGTTTCACAAGAAAGCTGACCTACAACGCAATGGGGCGTGATACGGTCAACGCTGTGTGTACGCTGCCCGCTGTGGTTCGGGCTAAGTTTCGTGTACGAAATCAAACTTGAATTACTCATTTTCTTTATCCTCACTTTCTGCCTTTTTCTTCAAAACTTCAATCGCCTTGACAATAACGGACGGGATAGGCACACCCATAAGCCCCGCATTTTCAACAATGCTGATTGTTTCGTTCGCAATGAAAGCGATAACCACCGCATCACGAATGAAATTTGAACCCATTACCAAATCAAGGCGGCAACCAACAAGTACAATCAGAAGGGTAACGCCCTTTCTGCAAAGCCCCTTCCACCCGGCAAGGCTTTCAAGACTGCCGTTTTCTGTCTTGTTGGAATTATGGAACACCCCGGCAACGATAAGCCCGGTGAAGTAGTCGATACCCATAAAAATCACAAGGGTAATCAGGGCGGCATCCCACCCGCCAAAAAGGGAAGCAATGAAGCCACCCACAACGCCAATTCCAGCGCAAAAACCTTCTTTCACTTTCGGATTCTTCCTTTCTGTGTGAACTGAACAAGAAAACCGCTATACAGGGCTTCATATACGCCCCATATAGCGGTTTTTACCTTGTCCGTGATAGTTTCCTTGCCCTCGACTTATTCAGCCAGTTCAGGGCAATCAAGGTCAATCAGTACTTCCTTCACTTTGTCCTGAATTTTGACAGGAACATCAGCGAAAGTTTTCTTGCCCTTGATAATCAGGGTTGCATAGATAACAGCCATTTCTTCAATCTCCTTATATAATGTATTTAGGTTGATAAAGGTAACCTATAACCCTTATTGACTGTATGATTATACAGGATATTCCTGTATAATAACTGTATTAGATAGAGTGTCATCGTCATCTCCTTGAGGCTATGACTTCGTACTCGAAAGACTGATGCCTCTGTCTGATAAACAGTTTACGAATGAGTTAGATGTCGGCTCTTTTAGAGTACTTCGTATTTCGCATAAGGTGGTAACGTTTATCAGTACAGTGGATTCTATCTAAAATAATTTATCGTGGTGATATTTATGTTCTTCTTAGGTATTGATGTTGGTAAAAATACCCATGTCGCTTCTTTGCTCGATGAAAAAGCTAAAGTCATATTCAAAGCCCATTCTTTCGCTAATACACTAGATGCTGCTGAAGCACTTTTAGTTAAACTAGAACCATACAAAGATTCTCTTGAAATAGGAATGGAGGCTACCGGGCATTATTGGCTTTCCCTTTACTCTTTTCTTACTGAGCACAACTTCATCGTTCATGTTATCAATCCTATTCAAACCGACGGCTGGCGTAAAGGTATCGAAATCCGTAAGCGTAAAACTGATGTCATTGATTCTGTTCTTATCGCTGACTTAATAAGATACGGAGATTTTCTTGAAACATCTTTAGCCAATGAAGATATCCTTTCTTTACGAAATCTTACACGTTTCAGAGCTTATTTGGTGAACTCTGTATCTGACCTGAAAAGAAAAGCTATTGCTGTATTAGACCAAATATTCCCTGAATATGCTTCTGTGTTTTCTAATGTGTTTGGGCAAACATCTAAAGAACTTTTGAAATCCTTATCCCTTCCGTCTGATTACGAAAATCTTTCTGCTACAAAAATAGAAGAAGTATTGTCCAATATAACCCAAAAGAAAAAAGCTTCTGAAACCATTTCAACACTTTCTGACAAAGCTAGTCGTTCTTTTGGCATATCTTTCTGCAAGGATAGCTTTGCGTTCCAGTTAAAATTAATTATTGAGCAGATTTGTTTTATTGAAGAACAAATCACTTCTGTCGAGCTGGAAATAGAACAGCTTATGTCTAAGCTAGGTACAAATATTAAAACTATCCCTGGGGTAGGAAATGTTATTGGAGCAGTAATCTTAGGCGAGATTGGTGATATTGAGCGTTTTGACAATCCGTCTAAACTTGTCGCTTATGCTGGTTTAGACGCTTCAATATCTCAATCTGGTGAATATGAAGCTTCTTCCGGTAAGCTTAGCAAGCGCGGTTCTCCATATTTGAGAAAAGCACTATATATGGCTGCTCAGCGAGCTGAATTTTGCGATCCTGTTTTCCAAGCTTATTATGAGAAAAAACGCAATGAAGGGAAACACCATCTTGTCGCAACAAATGCTGTTGCCAGGAAGCTTTGCCACACTATTTATGCTATTCTAAAGAAAGATATACCTTACGAAATACAGTAGAAGATTTCACTTTAAACCTACTTAGGTAGGTTTATTTGTGTTGCATAAAATACCACTACATATACGGAATTTTTTTCTTACCAACCTCTTGACTTTTTATAGTTAGTCTTTCTTAAAAGTATTTTTATGATAAGATTGAAAATCAATCTGTATCACCGTCCAAAATCTTCTGAACAGCTTCTTTCAGCTTGTCAGGAACATCTTCAAGGGTTTTCAACCCCTTCTTGATAAGTGCCGCATAAATAGCCGCCATACTGATTCACCGCCTTTCCTTACGCCATCATTTCATAAACTTCCGTCAAGGCAATCTGTGTCTGCGTGATCTGTTCGGACAGTTCCGCATTTTCCTTTGCCTGTTTCAAAATGAATTCGTTCTTGTCATACTGAACCATGTTGAACTCATAGCCCACGAATTCATTTTCTTCACCCACATTTTCGGAAACTTCCTGAATGTTGGTGTGCTGCCAAACGCTGAATTCATCAATCACAATTTCATCAGGTTTGACGGTGCTTCTAACCTTTCCGTAATCAACCATGTTTACGCCACCTTTCTTTTTACTACTTCCCGATAATATCTATCGGTGTCCGACTGGATAGGTTCTATATATTTCTTCTGCAAACGGTAACTATCGCAATGCTTCAACCAACCTTTATAGGAATTCACGCTGCACCATTCGGAATAGTTCATCATCTGTCCGTTTGCGGTTTTCTTTCGGATTTTAACCATTTTCGCCTTGAAGTTCTTGCAACTGCTCTTGCGAAGAAGGGTGTAATTCAAAAATGTTCGATAACCCACAAAGTCAACGCCCCGCACATAAGACGGAAAGATTTGCCAATTTCCTTTTATAGTCAACCGTAATTCCGTTTTGAAATACAAAGCAATTTCCTTCCGCAACTTGTGAAGTTCTTCCTTGCTGCTTCCGAAAATTACAACATCATCCATGTATCGGAATGTGTGCTTCACTCGCTTTTCTTCTTTCAACCAGTGATCGAATGAAGAAAGATAGAAGTTTCCGCAATATTGGGAAAGATAATTTCCGATTGGTATTCCCGTTTCCGGGTCAACATCTTCATCCAGTAGCCAAATATTACGCAAATCTTCAATGTTTGCGGTGCAAATGCTGTCTATGATTTCATCCAACAACCAAAGCAATTCAGCATCTTTGAACAATCTTCTGAACTTTGCCTTCAAAATGTCGTGATTTATGGACGGGTAATAATGCCTTACATCAAGTTTCAAACAGTGTTGGCAATTCGGAACATCCTTCCACATTGCTTCTTGAACATCGTGCAATGCCTTGTGAATTCCTCTTTTCGGTAATGCTGAATAGGTGTTCTTTGTCATGTGTCGCATTAAATACGGCTCAATCACTTGCAGAATAGCCCATTGGCAAATACGATCCGGGAAATATGGAAGTTTGAAAATTTCTCGTTCCTTTCCGTTTTCCTTCTTGATGAATTTTTCATAATTGGAAGTGTGGTAAGTATGATTGATAAGCATTTCTTGAAGCTGTTTCAAGTACACTTCAATGTTTGCATCAACTTCCTTTACTTCTTCATACCAGCCTTTTCCCTTCCGTGCGTTCTTGTGTGCTTTTCGTAGGTTATCCATAGAATAAATTTGTTCGTATAGATTACCGTAACGCTTCATTGCCGAATGTCCTTTTTGTATGCACATTAAGCCGAACTTTCAACTTTTGAAAATAAACTTTTAAATTTACTAATACAGCCCAATTTTATTTTTAACTTCCCCCTTGTGGGGGCTGTCTTTTTCGCCAAGCGGCGGGGTAATTCAGGAATACAGAGAATATATTGAACAGGCGGGGATTTGGATTTTCCCCGCCTGTTGCGTGCATTTACTAACTGCCTGCTGATATTCCGATTACGATTAGAAGTAGCATTATTCAGATTCCAATAGAAAGTACCTGCATTAGCACTGTTATTCCATTTACTGCCTAATTTAGTAACCTTTTTATGGTTTCTATTTTTGCTCTTGTGTTTAATCGGGTTTGTAAACAACAATACTCCCTGAACTACCCAATATATTTCAGTGCTTACGCTGCCTTTTTGGAAGGTACATACACCAACCGCCCGCCGACACCCCGACCACGACCAGAAGCAGCATCATACAGATCCCAATCGAAAGCACCCGCACCAGCACCGTCATTCCATCCACCGCCTAACTGAGTAACCCGCCAGCCGGGATTAGCGTTCCAATAGTAATCACCAACGGGAAGGCTGCTGTTGCCGTTCTTTTCGGCTGGAATGAACAGCCAATCAAATTC